GAGGCTCAAACAAAATAGTTAATTTCTGTGAAATTAATGCCCTTATCTGTGATTAGGGGATCGCAAAAAACTTTTTAAAGGTAAATCTGAATGGCTGCTCCGTTTCAGAATTACTCTGGCGGTGTCCTATTAGCGGATATCGTTAAGAGAAATAATTTTAGCACTTACGTTTCCGAAGCAATTAAAGAGCGTAGTCTATTTATACAGTCTGGTGCTGTAGTTCGTAATGCTCTGCTTGATTCAAGAGCAGGTGGTACAAGAATACAAGTTCCAGAATTTAACCCTGTATCTCCAACTGAAGAGATCATTGATGGTACTGCAACATGGGGTACTAGCACCAATGGTTATCTAACACCTCAGAAAATTGGAACAGGAACACAGATTGCAAGCATCTGTCATAGAGGTTTTGCATATGCTGTAGATGATATTGCTGTATTAGCTGCTGGTGAAGATCCAATGGGTCACATCAGAAATCAGCTTGCAGATGCTATCAACAAACTAAATTCTGTCCGTTTATTTGAACAGTTAACTGGTTTATTCCATACTGCTTTAAATGGTCATCGTTTAGAGAAGCAATTAGGTGGTTCTGGTTCTACTGCTGAAGCAAACTATTTAACTGCTGCAACGATGGCAGAAGCTCGTTCTAAATTGGGTGAGCGTGGTGAAGAATTAGATATTCTAGTCGTTCACCCTTCTGTTGCTTATTACCTCTATCAAGTTGGAATGTTAACATTCTCAACTTCTACATTAGCTGCTTCTGGTGCTGTCACCTGGGGTGGTGGTGGCGTTGGAGTTAATTCAAAAGCCGTTGGTGAATTTGCTGGTTGTAAAGTTATTGTTGACTCTGCTGTTAACACTAACGATCCAACATCTACAGGAAACCGTCAGGAGTTCCGTTGCTACTTAATGAAGTCAGGAACAATTCTTGAAGGAGTTCAGCAAGATTTAGGAATTGAAGCTGAAAGAAACATCCTATCCAAGCAAGATGTTCTATCCGTTGATTATCACAGTACTTATCACGTTATGGGTACTAAGTGGGGATCTGCTTCTGACAACCCAACAAACGCAAACCTAAGAACAGGTTCTAACTGGTCTGCTACTTACGACATTGATCTCATCCCTATGGTTGAAATCTTTGTTAACACACCACTAGATAACGGTCTTAAGTCTTAAGATTATATTGGTGGTCAATAGAAAAGCCTCATCAAATATTGGTGGGGCTTTTTCTTTACGCTACAATAGAACTAAATTACTTTATTAATCGTGGCAGCTACTATAAACGCAACTTTAAAGAGTGAAACTGCTAATAGCTACGTTACTTTGTCTGAAGCTAACGACTATTTTGATACCTCTCCAGATGCTTCAACTTGGACAAATAAAACAGATGATCAAAAGAAAAGAGCATTAATATCAGCTACAAGATGGATTGAAACTTTAGTTTTTTATGGTGAAAGATGTGATGAAGATCAGGCATTAAAATTTCCAAGAAATAATTATCAAGTAGATGGTGTTGAATTAGCTTGTTCTAAAATTCCTAGTGGGATTAAGTATGCACAATATGAATTAGCTAGAGCATTAGCAAATGATACTGATGCTATTACTGGTACTACTGGTAAAGATGGAAACTTTAGTGAGGTAAAGCTAGGAGATATGCAGGTTAAATATAATACTGATAGTCAGGGAACTGGTTCTGTTAACAATATTTTAGATGTTTACCCTTGGCTACAAAGTTATCTTGGAGCATATATGCTAGGTGGAGCAGGATCTTATCAAATGAGGGTAGTTAGAGGATAATGGCAGGTCAATTAGATTCATTATTTAAAGATGTAGCAAAACAGGTAGTAGCTGATCTTGGCAGTTCTCTTGATACGACTATTACTTATACGAAAAAAGCATCTGGAAGTTATAACACAAGTACAGGTGTTTATACAACAACTGATACTAATTACAGTATTAGTGTTCCGATTGAATTTATTAGTTCTCAGGAGGATTTAGGAAAAGAAACTAGAGAATTTAAAACATATATAACACCTGATTTAATAGGAGATAATCAACCTGATCTTGATGATGAAATTACATTAACTTACGCAGGATCAACTAGAGTAGCAAAGATAGTTAATATAAATACATTACAAGGTGGTCAAACTTATTTGTTCACTATTCTTGGGAGATTTTAATGGCAAAATCAGATCCTAACGCTTTAAGTAATGCTATTGCATCAACAAGAGGTGAATTAAATAATCAACTTAATAATTTAATAGATACTGTACTTGAACATTTACCAGGTGAAAGTCCTCAATATTCTGGTTTTTTTGCTTCTAGCTGGCAAGTAAATACTTATAGACCTTTAGCTACTGAAGAAATACGATCTCCGTGGTTAGAAAGAAAAGAATTAAAAGATAAAAGTTCAACTAATAAATTTTTACCAGGTATTGTAAACCCCAGATATTCTCGTACTAGAAGATATAAATTTGGAGAAACAATATTTATAGGTAATAGGGCCGAATATGCGAGATATGCTTTAGGATCTGAAAATAGTACAATCATGCCTTATTTGGAAAATATAACACAAGTTGTTGATGTTGTATTTGGCGGTAGTATGCTTCGACCAGATGTAAGAGTAGCTGGCACTCAAGTATTACCGCAAGGAGTTGAAGGAGGTAGAACTGCTCCAGCACTAGGTTCAAGGTACATTAAATTATGACTTTAGTTAATGCAAGAGCAGCTTTTGAAAAAGCAATTACAGATGCAGTTGTAGCAGCAGATAATACTGTAATTTTGACATATGATAATGTTGCTTTTACCACTCCAGGAAAAACTAAAAAGTATATAGCAACTTCTATAACTTTTAGTCAGTCAACATTACAAGCACAGGGAGGAGCAATTGATTATTATTCTGGTGCTGTTCAATGTAATATTTATGTTCCTAAATCGAAGGGAACTTCTGTATTGTCATCTATAGGTGAAGCTGTAATTGATGGCTTATCTTCAATAAATGCTTCTAACTATTCAGATCCTTTCTCTTGTTCTCCTAGAGTTGGTGAGATTACTGGCCCAATTCCTGTTGAGTTGGAAGATCGTTCACATTTCTTAGGAATTGTATCTTGTGCGTTTTTCGCTAATAGCTGATATACTTCTAGTAGCTATACAATAACATGACTAGAGCAGTTGATCTCCTTAAGAACAAATTTGGTGTAGGCCAGCTATACAAATATGATATTAAGGACAATGATGAAGTTATTCTCACTATCTATTGGCATCCATTAACTATTGCTGAACGTGAAATGATTCAGAAAAAAAGTGGTGGAATTGAAGATGCAAATGATTTCGCTTTACAACTAATGATTGAAAAAGCATTAGATAAAAATGAAAAGAGATTATTTGCTGATGGAGATAAAGCATCTTTGAGAAGAGAAGTTGCTGCTTCTGTTTTACAAGAAATCCAGTTAGCCATGTTAGAAGCTGGTGCAACTAAGGGGGTTGAAGAGGCAGAAGCCGATTTGAAAAGCTAATGGCGATTGGATGTTTATATATTCACTTGCTAACGAATTAAAAAAGACGGTTAGTGAATTATGTGATTCTATGACTCTTGAAGAGATGATAGGTTGGGCTGCATATCATAAAATGAAAAATGAAGAACAAGAAAGAGAAATGAATAAAGTTCGTAGTAAGTAAGGTTTTTTACATAAAAAACGGTAGAATAAAATATAAGTTTGTTTAACTAGGTCGAGATGGTAGCTAAAACGATTGATCTTGTTATAAATACGAGTCGTGGTGAAAAGAATGTAAAAAAACTTCATCAGCTTGCACAGCAAGTAGAGAAAGTCTTTGGGAATATTAATAAGTTAAAGATAAATGTAAAGACTGACCCTGCACAAAAGGCGATAGAGAAATTAAATGCAGAGTTAACAAAAGGTAAGGGTATTGTTGATACCTTTATGAATACTAATAGTATCAATAATTTTAAGCATAAAATATCGGGTATAAAAGAAGAAATGAATCTTGTCAGGAAAGCATTTGAGGATGCTGGAAAGGCAACGGATAGACAAAATGCTGCTACGACTTTATTAGCAGGGAATTTTAAAGCATTAAGATTAGAAGCTACTGCCTTTGCTATGGCAAGTGGTACAGATCCGAAAAAGACGTTAGGTAGTGTTGGTGCAAGATTAAAGGAAATAGAAAAGTTCCCTAAAACAATAATGGCAGGGAATCAGGCAATGAGTATGCTCAAGCGTATGCAAGAGTTAACTGTTGCTGGTTCTAAAGATTTTTTATTAGTTAGCAAAGCAATAGGAAAACAGTTAGAAATAAATGCAAATATTCAATTACAAGCAAAAAGGGCTGCTACCCCTATGCCAGTTGATCCATTTAGGATTACACAAAAAGCCTTACCAGCAGCAGGTCAGACAAGTGGTACTTTCCAAATTCCTTCTGCTGCACCAAGTCAAATAAAAGCTATAGAAAAATCAACTAAAGAAAGATTAAGAGCAGAAAAAAAAGTTACAGAGGAAGCAAATAAGCAATTAAAAAGAGAAAGAGACAGAAAGAAAGAAGCTCATAGGAGAGTAAGAAATATAGGAAAGATTAGACGAGGAAGGATGCAAGAACGAATGTTGGGTGCAGGTTTCCCAATGTTATTTGGTGGTGGTGCTGGTTCTGTTGCAGGTAGTCTTGCAGGTTCTATGTTAGCTCCTGCTGGAATGGGTTTTGGGGCACAGATATTTGGTAGTGCTGTAGGTACTGTTCTTGAACAGAATTTACAAAAAGTTCATGCTATTGGTGATGCAACTAAACACGTTAATTTAGATGCTTTAGAAGAATCAGGAATAAGAGTTAACTCACAATT